TATCAAAAGAAGCAGAAGGTTCATTATATTCCATTCCAATAACATTGTCAATGTTAGCAATTTGCACAGTATTAACACTTCTTATGCGACTAGACTCAACTCCATTTATATGACTTAAAACATTTGCCATTATTCAGCTATTTCTATCCAAGTATTATCAGGATTAAACCAGATTTGTTTATCTCCAGATCCAGTAGTTACTTTGTAACCAATAACTCTAACATAATCACTAGTACCACTTGGAGCAACTCTAGTTATTTGACCTGCACTATTTGATAAATATAAAGGTACTCCACAACCAGAACCAGGATCAACGGATAAAGTAACCATTCCTCTTAGAAGCATACCAACTTCACCAGGATCTCCACTACCTAAAGCTATAGCTAATAAACTTGTAGATGAAACAGCAGCATCAGCATCAGAATAAGACCAAGAACCAGAACCATTAAGGTAATAACATCTTCCTTCAACAACTTGATTCTCTTCGCTACCACCACCAAAATGTACTATATCGCCTTCTCCATTGCCATTAGTATTGGAACTAGGGGCAAACCCCCTAGAACCAAACTTTTCATATTTATTAACTGACATCTAATTATTGTACTTTAATAACCATTATTGTAACATCATTAGCAGAAGGAGCTGTACGGAAATCTACAGTAACTTGATTAACAGTATTTCTAACTACTTGTGCATATACAGTTTCAAAAGATGATGTATCAAACATTTGAACAATAACTGCTTTTGTGCCTAAACTATGAGTTACTACTATTGATGTAGCACCACCTATTGTAGTAGTGTATGACCTTGCAGCTAATCCAGCAGGAGTTACAAATTGAGTAGTTTCAGTCCCAGCTTTAGCTTCGTCAGTAGTAGCTCTTTCTGCAATACCTTTTGTAGTAGTATTTGCATTTGGCTCATCACCAGTATTTGTTCCACTTACTGCAATATTTGCTACATTTCCTAACCCAACCATTCCTTTACTTATACCTCCTACTGTTCCCGTAAATGTTGGAGAAGCTGTATTAGATTTAAGTCCTATAGCAGTTGTAACACCTGAAGCATAATTAGCATCATCACCAATAGCTGCTGCTAATTCGTTTAATGTATCTAAAGCACCTGGAGCATCAGCTATAAGAGCTGAAACATTAGCTTTTACAAAAGCAGTAGTTGCTATTTGAGTAGTGTTAGTATCAGTTCCTGCTGTTGGAGCTGTTGGAGTTCCAGTAAGGGCAGGAGAAGCCTTTGGAGCTTTTCCATTTAAAGTTGATACTTGTGCAGCCGACATAACACCTGAAACAGATGTAGTTGCAACTGGAATAGTAGCGTTATCTCCATCCGAAGATTCAATTACTCTTGCTGCTGAAGTTCCTGAAATAGATAAATTTGTTGAAACATTATGATTAACATCAGTTGCCTTATTACTATTTGCTGTAATAGCTTCAGATTGAGCAGCACTAATTCCAGTTTTCCCACTATTAGTAGATATAGCAGTTGCTTGAGCTGAACTAATACCAGTCTTATTAGTATTTGCAGTAATCGCTGAAGCTTGACCAGTTGTTATTCCAACTTTAGTATGATTTGCAGCTATTCTAGTTCTCTCTGTAGATGTTGTTCCTACTTTTGCAGTATTTGCTATTACAGCAGAAGCTTGTTCATCAGTCATTGCTCCCCAAGCAGATTCAGTAGCTGCTGGAAGTGAAGCATTATCTCCATCTGAAGATTCTATAACTAAAGAAGTTCCATTAGCTGAAGCACTTAAATCAGTAGAAACATTGTGATTTACATCTGTATTTTTAGCTGTATTATTAGTTATAGCTGTAGCTTGAGCTGAAGTAATACCAGTTTTGCCACTATTAGTTGAAATAGCAGTTGCTTGAGAACTAGTAATACCAGTTTTAGATGTATTTGCAGTAATTGCATTTGCTTGAGCAGCCGATATACCATTTTTATTAGTATTCGCTGTAATTGCTGAAGTTTGACCACTAGTAATTCCAGTTTTTGAAGTATTAAGAGCTATTGCATCTGTTACTGAAGTATCTAAGTTTACAGTTGCATCTCCAGTATCACCTCCAGAAACATTGATGTTTGTACCACCAGCTACAGAAGTAATATCTCCAGTTGCACTTGATAATTCAGTCCAATCTGATGCTTGAGTACCAAGACATACCATTAGTTTATCAGAACCAGTATTGTAGTATATTTTCCCCTCAACTGCCGTAGGATTGTTCGCTAGATGCTGAATCACCATGTTTAGTGATTGATTGTCGTTTAGATCTATGTTACCTGCTACATCAAGATCGTGTAAAAATTTAATTGCCATTTGTTTATTTATTTATTTATTAATTATTAATTGAAATATGCCTTTCCAGAGAAAGTAGCTTTGAATGTTAGTGTTATTTGATTTATAGTATTATAATCTACCTGACCAATTACAACTGTTCCTGCCGAATCTACTACTGTTACGGATGCGTTTTTAGCTAAATTGTGATTTACTATCCAAGTAGCTGAAGATTCGGATTGTGTATGAATATAATTTTTATCTGCCGCTACACTTGATAGAGAAGTAAATTTAAGATTTCCACTAGAATCAGTAGTTAAAACCTCATCAGACAACTCTACATCTACTACATTTATAATGAATCCAGAGCTAACAGGTTTTGCTGGACTAGCAGAAGTTAATCCTGTTAAAGTTACTATTCCCTCTTCATTTTTACTTGCTGTAAAATCAGCGTGAGCATTTAAAGTAGTTTGCAAAGCAGTAGCTACTTGAATTAAAGTAGAGTTTATGCCAGATGAAGTTAAATCAATAGCTATAACACCGCCATAACCAGATGGAGTAGATAAAACAGCAGTAGAAGTAACTTGAAAATATACAGCATATTTAATAGCATCATAACTATTATTAATACATAGGTATTGATGGTGTAAACTACCTGCTTGATCAGCCACAGAAGTTATAGTTACTGTGCTAGTATAGTTACCATTAACCCATTCTACAACTCCTAATAAGTTTTTGGTAGATACACTCCTTTTCCTTGCAGGTTCAAATCCTTTGGCATTATGTATCTGACTATCTGATAGACTATTGTGATGCTTCATTTATTAATATGTTATTATGCCATGTCTTTTACTAACAGAACCACTACCGCTACAGTAGCTACAACTTCCACAGCCCTTCCACTCAGGATATAAGCTTTGATTGTCATCTAAATATAAGTGCATCTTCTTTTTAAAAGTATCTGCCTTTTTATAAGTTTCTTGTCGTAAATAATTTAATTTCTTTTCATTAACAGGGCTTGTAAAATCTGCCATGTTATCTACAACACCTTGAGATGTTGTATTGTATGTTATGTCTGGTAATATTTCAAATTTAACACAAAATGCTAAATAATCTTTAATATAATCATTTACTAAAGTTACATATCCACCTTGTGAAACAGCATCATATAAGTCTTTACCTAAAAATGGTCTAACATGATTAAGCTCTGCTATTTCTATAAAAGTAGGCAACACTAAATGCTTGTCAAAATTAGCATTAGTCATTGCTCTTAGTACCACCTCTGCTCTAGTTATTAGTGCCATCTTCTTCTTTTTTAATAGTTGATTCTTCTTTTACCTCTTCCTTCTTAGATGCAGACCTTTCTTCTATAAGAGCTTTTAATTCTTCATCTGTAAGCTCTGGTAAATGAAATATCTCTCTTCCCTCTCTAATTGTAATAAATTCAGCAGGATTAATATTTCCTAATAAAGAAACAGGAGGTTTAGTGTAAAAACTTAAATCATTAGCACTAATTCCTCTTTCAACTTTTAATATTTTCTTTAAAACCTTTAAAAACATTTGTTGAGGTTCTTTAATTACTGTACTCATTGCTATATCATAAGCAGTAAGTATTTGTTGATTATTACCCAACTGACCTGCCACTTGAATACCTGATAGTGCTGGATTCCATCTATGTGCAGATATTATATTGTCATTTGTGATTTTTTGAAGCTCCATAAAAGAACCATCACTAGTATCATTGATTATTTGAACATTTGTAGCATCACCATCACCATTCTTAGCTATAAATAATATTTTAGAATTATCTCCAGCTCCAGTTAGTTTAGCTACAGCATCATCTATAAAGTCTTGTGCTTCATCCTCTCCCATATCTGCATTTAACTCAACGATTGCACTAGGCATAAACCCATTTTTGAAGCGTGTAAGATTATAGACTCCTATCTGATTTGCTATACGAATATGGTCTAAAGCGGCACAGTAATCTGGCATACCATAATAGAAAAATGTGCTTTCATAGTCTGCAAAATGAACAATAGTTCTGTAAACATCCCCCTCTTTATTATAATCAGGGTACATTGGAAGCTTCCTCATATTATCTGGGTATCTTCTTGCGTGTTCCCAATCTGGATGCAATAATATGTGTTTGCCGTCTTTATGGACTCTAGCGGTTGTTCCGTCTTGATGAAAAAAGTTTATATAGCCTTGACCTACAACAACCTCCATATAAGCGTTTCCTAGCTTCCAATAATCTGATAATACTTTTTTAGCGACATCATCCATAGATTCACCATAAGCATTACAATCTCCTAATAAAGACTTTAATGCTTTATTTGTAGTTGTTAATCCTTCACCTACACTAAATGTAGTTTTAGTTCCAAGTATAGCTCTATGAGTAGAAGCAGATCTTGAAAGTTCTGATAATTCTTGTGGAAATAAATTATTTTTACCAAAAGGAATCCACTCATCTCTTAATTTAGTAGAGATTAAGCTAGTTTCTTTTGGTGCATCTTTTGATACATCCTTAGAAAATGAGTAACCTAATATCTTAGGACTCTTTTTCGTTTGAGTTAATGCTTCCTTTTGCTGTTTTTTTCTGCTCATTTCTGATAGTTTTCTTTTTTATTTTGAATTTAGGCTCGGCTACAACTTCCTCTTTCACTTCTCCTTCAAAACTAACATAAGGCTTATCTTTTAAAAAAGACAAAACCTTTTGGCTTAAAACAGAATTAAATGAAACTGAAATGCTATTTCCTGCTACCTCAACACTATCATCATCAGCAGATAAAAAATAATCCTTAATGAATATATATTTCATAATATTTTTTTGTAAAGATAAAAGAAAAGGGGGGATTAACCCCCTATTTCTTATAATAAATTAAAACTATGCTACAGTTTCAGAAGTCCAAGCATTAGTTATACCAACACTTGGCTGATATAAGTTAACAAAGCCAGTTAAAGTACCTGATCCAGAAGCATAAGTTGCTCCAGCACCATTACCATTAACTAAAAGCATTACTTCTCTTGGATATTCAGCGTGAACACCAGCAAGTTTTACAGCAGTTCCATTAGCATCTTGAAGTCCAACTCCTGTAGCTTGTTCTCCTGAAGAAAATTCCATGTAAGCTTTCTTTTCAAAAACTTTATCATATCCTAATATAAAGAAGTAAGTTTCTGGAGCAGAAGTATCACAATCATCAGCATAAGTTTCGCATAAAGCATAAACTCCACAAGATTCTGTTAATTCTCTTAATCTAGCATTAACTTCTTCAGTTACTTTTGGAAGATAAAACATTAATTCTATATTTACAAGAGTAGAACCATTCTCTCTTGTTGCATTTGCAGTGAAACCAGCAGTTCCTCTATCAAATTCAAATTCGTACCAAGTTGATCCTGCGAAAGCATCAAACTCTGAACCATGAGCATCAGAACCTGGTCCTGATCCAGCAGTAGCATAAGCTACAGTACCCAATCCTCCTTGTTCCATTAGCCAGATTCTTTTTAATCCACCTCTTCGGTTTCTGTCGCAACATATAATTGCGTGTCCTTGTGTTAAAGCCATTTTTTATTTATTTTTTATTTTAGTTAAAAACTTAGGGGAGCTACTAACCCCCCTAAGAGATATTATTAATTATGCAGTTTCAACAGAAGCAACACACATTTCAGGCTCTTTTACAGCAACACCCATAGAGTATAACATTCTGAATCTGTTTTCTTTTTCATCTTTATTATACCACATATCTACATCTTGAGCTTGGAAGTCTGTACCAACAGTAATGTTGTTTTCAGAAGTCCAAATAGCACACATAGTATCAGCAGCAGCATCAGGAGCAAAAGCATTAGCCATATTAGCTAAAGCAACATGATGAGTAGCAATATCAACATCCCAAGAAGGAATTACAACTAATCTAACACCTTGAAATCTTAAGTTTGAAATGCCATCTTGTAAATCTGCATAAGCAGCAACATGAGTTCCAGCAGCTCTTAATCTAAAAGCATAATCATCAGCAAAAGCTCTTGAACAGTATATTAATTGATTGTCCATTGCAGCTAATTCATTAGAACGAAGAGCTAACATAGCTTCTAAGTTAGTAAGTGCGTTAGTTCCAACTACTCTGTTGTTTGCTAAAGAGAAATTTCCAACACCAACTTGTAAGTCTAATGCTTTCCATACTCCATTACATAATCCTTGAGTGTCAGCTCCATTAGTTGCATCACCCCACCATAAGATAGTAGAGAAATCTCTTTTAATACCTTGCATTACAACTTCAGAAACGATTTCTTGGAAGATAGTTCCAGTCATATCAGCTCTATTAATTCCTTTTTTAAGTAATTGAGATTTAATATGAGAGAATAATACATTCGCTTGTTGTGCGTGTTCAACTTCTAATCTACATAATGTTAAAGTTATGTTAGTATTAGCAGATTGAGTACCATCAGCAGTAAAACTTGTTGCTGTAGTCATTGTTTTTGTGATGTCTTTCACAGAAGTGTATCTATCTAATAAGATAGAAGCTCCAGAAACATCAGTCATAACATCCATTCCTTTAAGATGTTCGTTTTCGTAAAATAATGGTGCTAAGAAATACTTTTGAGCATCTTCTTGCGACCAAGTTAAACTTGTACTAATTACATTTGCCATTTTCTTTTGTTTTTTTTAATTAATTTTTAAAATATATTTTTTTATCTTCTGCTATAGTATTAGCAAAAGATTCCCAAACGCTTACTTCCTTAACTTCTGGAGTTGGACTTGGATCTTTACTTGGTACTACACCACTTGGAGTTCCCTCCATTTTAGCAACTTTATAAGTAGCAATTTCTGCTTCTAATGTTGCAATGTAACCATCCTTTTCAACTATTGAACCATTTAATTCAACAATAGCTTTACTAGACTCTTCAATAGACTCTTCTATAGCAATCATTTTATTAGACACTTCTTTGTTGTCAAGAATCTTTACTTCTTTAATTTCTGATGATTTGTTAAACATATCAGAAATAAAAGTTTTTAAGTTTTCAAACTCTTTTTCCATTTTTCCTTTTTTTTGATTATTAAATAATTTTTCTACAATACTTGTATTCTTGTAGTCGTACTTCTTTATATCAAACATAGCTGCCATTTTTATAGGCTCTTCTACTAAGTTGATAAAACCTGCTTCTTGTGCTTCTAAACTATTAAACCAAGTTTCTTCATCCATCCAAGAACGGATTTGCTCCTCTGTCTGACCAGTCTTTGAAACATATATATTAATAAGCCTTTCACCCATTTTATCCATAAGGTCAGCCGCTTTTCTTAAATCATCTGAATCTCCAACTTCACCTCCCCAAACATTGTGTATCATATAAAGAGAGTTTTCACTCATGATTACTTCATCAGCAGCAAGTGCAATAACACTAGCCATTGAAGCAGCAATTCCTTCTATACGAGCAGTAACTTTTTGTGGCATCCTGCTTATAGCATCATATATAGCTAAACCATCTATAACAGAACCGCCTGGTGAATTTATCCTTAAAAGAACAGATGTATCGTTAGGGATTTGTTTTATCTCATTAATAAAAGACTTGGCATCAACCCCAAAATTACCAATTTCATCATATATCATTACCTCAGTCATTTGACTTTTAGCAATATTTTTTATACTATACCAATTCATAAATACAATATAACGCAATGTTTTTTGTAAAGTTTGGAAGTTAGTGGAATAAAAATTTAGTCCAAATAATTTGGTAAAGTAAAATATTAGTCTTTACATTGTATTCTAATCAAAACAAAACAAAATGGATTTCACAACAAAATTAGCACAATATGATGTTACTATACACAAAGGTTTAACTGATGATTGCTCTTTAGAGGGTGCGTTTAGTGTAGAGTGGCAATATTACTCAGAGTTTAGAGGAGAGTATATAAAGGAATTAGGAGTTTATGCCACAAGAGTAATTGGAGTGGTTTATAAGGATGATGAATCAGTTTTAGATGAGGATAGACAAGAAATAGATTCAGAGGATAAAGGATGGACTTTAAAGTCAGATACTACAGATATAGAATGGGGTAATTGTATTCAGCCTATGGACTTATATGTAGATATTAAAAATAAACAAATAATCGTAAACTTTTAATATGTGTGATAAATTAGCAACCCCTTGCTGTAATGCAGGGTATGAAAAAGATGAAGTAAGTGCTTGTTGTGAAGCACAAATATCAGAAAGTGGATTATGCTATTCTTGTAAAGAGCATACAGAATCAGAAGGATATATATGTGATGAGTGTGAAGATTGGTTAGATGAAAGAGATTTAGTAGAAAAAGTATATAACTGTAGATTTTGTGGAGAAGAATTAAATGAGGATAGTGGTTATTGCTCAAAAGAATGTCATGTAGCAGATAATACTGAAGGAGTATAAATAAATTACTAATTAAATTATAATAATATGGAAGTATTAATAAGCATTATGGTAGGGATTGTATTGTATGGTTTTGGATTTTTTAGTGGATCAATAGCAATGGCAGAAAAGAACGCTGAAATTCACAATGAAGAAAGAAAGAAAGCATCAATACATTTTAATCAAATAAGTGAAAAATAACTAAAATTAAATAAATGGGAAAAATGAAAGAAGTGTTTGCTCTACACCAACAAGAGCAAGATGATATTCAAAAATATTATTCAGAGATGTATATGATAGCTACATACATGGGTACTGAAGAAATGTTTAAAACATTATACAAAGCATCATCAGAAAATAAAACAAGTAATAATTCAAAAAAAACAAAAAAATGTCAGAAAATAAAGTAGCAGAAACTAAAAAAGAAACATTAAGAAGATTATTCATTGCCAATAACCTAGTAAAAGAAGATGTTTTTAAACACGCACATTATACAATCATAACTAGGGCTGGTGTAGACAAGATTATGTCGGCACAAGGTATAGAAATTCAATATGAATTAGTTAATTTATCTGATGACCATTCACATTGCTTGATAAAAGCAAAAGGAAAGATGGGGGATAAAATCATTCAAACCTTTGGGGAAGCAACTCCTAAAAATAATAAGAACGCATATCCAGTTGCTATGGCAGAAAAGAGAGCTATGTCAAGAATCGTACTAAAATTAGCTGGTTTTTATGAAAACGGGTTTTTTGGTGAAGATGAGTCAGATGACTTTAAAGCAAAATAAAATGACTGACTGGATAGATGATGTATTAGAGGATGGTGATAAAGAATGTACAATGTGGCAAATAGGTTTTATTGAACAACTTATGGTTACATCTGCTAGTAATTACTCATACAGTAATATTAATTTAAACGATTTAACATATAATGAAGCAGAAGAAATCATCAAAGATCTTAGGGAGAACGACTGCCCTAAAGACACTCAAGAACAATTTAAAAAAATGTGCAGAGCAGGAGTATTCAAGCCTAAAGAATGTTAGAAGGCTTTTCTCTCTAACAAGTAAAAGTGTTGCCACAACAATACCAATAGGAACAACAATACCTATAAATTATTTTTATGATTTTTTAAAGGTTATTCCAAAAAAATACTGGTGTATTAGTCCTGTTTTTTATCATCATCCAGAAAGAGTGTGTTGGGATGCTTTAGGATTCTTAGGAGAGAGTATTCACCGTTCTACAGTAAGAACTAAGTATTTAGAGCTTTGTTTTAAAAAATTAGATATAAGTATATCTGAAGTTTTAGATAATGAAGAGGAGTTATTTATGAATGAAATAGATAATAAAAAAAGATTCCTAATATCATTGAAACATCTTGAAGAAAAACTAGATGAAAAAGAATTAAAATTATTATTAATAAAAGCAAAAAAATTAAGTGATGAAGAAATTAAATTTGAATAGTACAGAGGAAGCTATAGTTGAAATTGTAGAATTAGTTTCTGGGGTTAAGAGAGAGGTTACTAGGGGTAAGTGTAGACAAAGACCTATAGCTTTATCTCGTAGTGTTTTGGGATATATGTTGAGGGATAATGGATGTACATCTCAAAGATCAGCAGAGATAGTTGGTAAGCATCACGCCTCTATATTAAAATATGTTAATGACCATGATTGGAATCTTAAATATTATGAAGAGTATAGGGATTTATATAAAAGCTGTCTTGATGAGTACAATACAGGCTATAGAAAAGCTAAAGTAGGATTAATGGCTAAACAAATAAAAGAATTACAACAATCAATAGAGCTAATAAACTTAGAACTATTATGATTAATGAAGAATATTTTACAACAATGTATAATAACCAGGTTAATGGAACGACCTCAATAGTTTCAAAAATTAAAAACAACAAAAAGATGGCAGACAAACAGTATGTAAATGGAATTATTATCAAGGAAAAAACTTTTGATAATGGTGGAACACAGCTTAAGATTAGTCTTAAGACTGAAGATGTAATAGCTCAATTAAAAGAGCTAGATGATAATGGTTGGTGTAATTTAATTGTAGCAAGAAGAAAAGAACCTTCTGATACAGGAATAACACATTACTCTTATGTAGATACTTGGAAGCCAACTAAAGGTGCTGGGCAACCATCTGCTAAGAAAGCAGTAGTTCAACAAGAAGATGATTTACCATTCTAAATAAATTAGGGGGGAGTGTCCACTACGGACAAAATATAACTATTAAATGTTTTTATTATTGTAACTCTCCCCTTTTTTTTAACTAACAAAACTAATAACATGAAATCTTATATTTTAAAAAAACTTATAGAAGGATATAAAGTTAATCATAGACATAGAGGAGTAAATCTTGTTGCTATTCCTTATAAATATTACAATGAAAAAATACTTGTCATACATGATAATAAGGAAATGACAATAGACCAAGACACTCCACTACTAGGATCAGAAACATTTGAAGATAAGTTTGGTAGAGGTACAAGCTATACTTTATTTTACTACAAATGGAATCCTAGTAAAAATCAAATAAAATTAGATTTATGAGTGAAAAACCAAATTATTACGCAGTAATTCCTGCTGATGTTAGATACAGTAAAAAACTGAATCCAATGGAAAGATTGCTTTATGCCGAAATAACCTGTTTAACGAACTTTAAAGGCTATTGTTGGGCATCTAACGCTTATTTTGGAAAGCTATTTGATAGAAATCCTAAAAGTATAAGTAGAAATTTACAGAATTTATCTTTGCATAATTTTATTAAAATATATTTAGTTAAAAATGATGCCAAGAATGTAGATCAGAGGATGATTTCTCTTGTTTCTAAGATACCTACATCAGCAAAAATACCCCCTCCACAAAAATGTGGAACACCCCCCCTCAAAAATGTAGAGGATAATACTAAGAATGAAAAGACTGTTTTATTTTCAGAATTTTGGGAAGCTTATAATGTAAAGAAAAGCAGGAAATTATGTTATGATAAGTTTATTAAATTAAGTTTAGATAATTGCAAGAAATGTGTTGTGTCTGCACAACAATATTCAGATTCAATAACAGATTCTAAATTTAAAAAACATCCTGCCACTTGGTTGAGCCAAGAATGTTGGGATGATGAAATCACTTCAAATATTAAGGGTAGAGTGTCAGGAGGTGAATTTGATGGAATGGTGTTTTAATGAGTTTTCATGAATACGGCATATCAATAAAAAGAAACTCAGGACAAGTTAAAACAAAATGTCCTAAGTGTTCTCAAGATAGAAAAAAGAAATCTGATCCTTGCCTTTCAGTTAATATAGATGATGGCATTTGGAATTGTCATAATTGTGGTTGGAATGGAGGATTAAAAAAACAAAACAATTTTATGAATGAAAAGCCTTTTGTATTACCAAAAGAGTTAAATGTAAATCAAGTTTACTCTGAAAAACTTATAAAATGGTTTTATGATAGAGGAATATCTGCTGAAACTATGATAAAGAATAGAATTGCAGAGGGTAAAGAATATATGCCACAAGTAGGTAAAGAAGCAACTACTATACAGTTTAAATACTTTAGAGATAGTAAATTAATTAATGTAAAATATAGAGATGCAGCTAAGAATTTTAAACTAGTAAAGGATGCCGAAAGAATTATGTATGGACTAGATGATTTATTAGGAAAGACTAGTGTTATAGTTGTGGAGGGAGAGATGGATAAGTTGGCATTTTATGAAGCTGGATATAAGAATTGTGTTTCAGTACCTAATGGTGCTAGTAATTTAAAGATGGAATATTTAAAAGATTTTCCTGAAGATTTAGAAAAAGTTTATTTAGCTGTAGATAATGATGAGCCAGGTAAAAAGCTACAAGAGGAATTATCAAGAAGAATAGGTAGAGATATTTGTTATAGAGTTGCATATCCAGATGGATGTAAAGATATTAATGATGTTTTAATTAGCTACGATAAAGATGCAGTTAAACATTGTATAGATAATGCTCAAAGCTATCCATTAGAAGGTGTGTTGAATGTAAATGATTTTGATGTAGATATTGATACATTATATGATCAAGGATTAAAAAGAGGTAATACTATTAATCATAATTCATTTGATAATTTATTTAGTTTTGCTTCATCACAATTAACTGTTATAACTGGAATACCTACTCATGGTAAAAGTAATTTTTTAGAACATTTAGCAATGAGATTATCTGCTCAACATGGTTGGAAGTTTGGTGTGTTTAGTCCAGAGCATTATCCTATGCAACTACATTTTTCTGTACTAGCCGAAAAGTTAATTGGCAAATCATTTAGAAAAATAACTAGATATGATAGGATGACTAAAAGTGAATTAGGTTCAGCTAAAGACTTTATATCAGAACATTTCCATTGGATAAGACCTGATGGTGATGTATATAAAATAGACTCTATACTTGAAACTGCAAAAGGATTAATTAGAAGGCATGGTATAAATGCTTTAATAATTGATCCATATAATAAAATTGATGCTAATATTGGAGGTCAAAACGAAACTAATTTTATAAATAAGTTTTTGACTAAGCTCACAATATTTAAACAAAAATATGATATACATATATTCCTAGTAGCACATCCTAGAAAGATGCAAAAACAAGATAATGGTTATTATGATGTTCCAACTCTTTATGATGTGGCTGGTTCTGCTAACTTTTACAATCAAGTTGATAATGGAATAACAGTTTATAGAGATTTTAAAGCTGGTTTAACTGATGTTTATGTCCAAAAAGTTAAATTCAGACATATTGGAGAGTTAGGTAAAGTTGAGTTTAAATATAATTTACAAAATGGTAGGTATAGTGAAGTAGGAGAAGCTTTGGATGACAACTCTTATTTAAAGGATGGTCAAGAAAGTATGTTATAAATTTTGATATTAATAAAATAAACCATTATATTGTATATGAATAAAATTAGAGTAGGCACTTTTTTTAGTGGAATAGGAAGCCCAGAACAGGCAATGTTAAATTTAGGAGTAGAACATGAGATTAAATTCGCTTGTGAAATAGATAAGTTTGCTAGAGAAACATATATCAAGAATTTTAGTCCTGATTATATGTATGAGGATGTAACTAAATTAGATATGAAAGAAGTGCCTTCTGTAGATTTGTTAGTGTTTGGATTTCCTTGTCAAGCATTTAGTTTAGCAGGAAGGAGGGGTGGATTTGATGACACTAGGGGTACTTTGTTTTATGATGCACTAAGATATTTAAGAGAACATAGACCTAAATATTTTATTGGAGAAAATGTAAAGGGATTGTTAAGCCACGATAATGGTAAAACATTTAGAACAATAATAGATTGTATTGCTAAAACTGAAAACAATCAATATTCAATAATGCCATTTGATAACTTAGGTTATAATGTTCATTATCAAGTATTAAACACTAAAAACTTTGGAGTTCCACAAAATAGAGAGAGAATATTTATAGTGGGAATAAGAGATGATGAAGATAATGACTTTAGATTTCCTACCCCAATCCCTTTAAAAGTAAAACTCAAGGACATTTTAGAGAAATCTGTTGATCCTAAATTTTTCTTAAGTCAAAGGATGGTAAATGGTATATATAAAAGTAAATTTATGGAGAGAAAGCCAATGGAGATAGATGGGGTTTGTAAAACCTTAAAGGTTGGTGGTGATACTCCTTGTTTTAAAGATGATAGAGTAATATCTCATAGTCTATATCCAAGAACTAGTAAGACAGGTAAAGGTGGTGTGGGTAGATTAAAAAAAGAAGATGGTACTTCATATTGCTTAGATACAGGAAATGCTCAAGCAGTTGAGGTTATGTGTTGTCTAACTGAAGCAACAGGGAATAGAGCTGGTTCTTCATCTGAATTTCTTAGTAGTGTTAATAGAATACATAAAAACACAGGCAGCATAAGAAGATTAACTCCTATTGAAGCTGAAAGACTACAAGGCTTTCCTGATGAATTTACATCTGGAGTAAGCGATACTCAAAGGTATAAGCAACTAGGTAATACAATTACTGTAAATGTAATACAATCAATTATAAATAACTTATTAAAATAATTTTATTAACTTTGGCAAATGAAATATAGCACTATAAAATCACTTTTAAGAGGTCAAGTTAAGAAAAATGCTAAAGTATTATGGACTTGGAAGATGGGTAAAGAAGAAAATTTTACTTGTATATATAGAAATTATAATGATAATCTTCCTATTTATACTCCACATCAATTACTTGAGAAAATAAATGAAAAAACCAATATACAGGGTGTTAGTTGATTTTGAATATAGAAACAACAAAAGAAGTAACTACATAAGAACACATATAAAAAACGGATTTATAGATACTTTTGCATTATCTAAAGATAAAGATGATATTTATAATCATATAAAAAATAAATTGTTTAGGCAAATAGGAAAAAAGGAAGGAGAAGTTGATATAAAAATTACAAATATAGAAATAGAAGGGAGATATGGAGAAACTAATGGATAAACACAATAAATACTATTATGAAAAAGGTAGAAACACAGACCAATATGATGGCAAAACTAGAGCTGGAGGTATTATGAGTGATAGTAGAGTGCCTGATTATTATAAAGGAAAAGAAGGCTATGAGGCTAGGAAAGTTTGTGATAACTTTGAACTTCCTTATCATCTAGCAACTGCCACCACTTACATTTTAAGGAGCTATCACAAGCACGATACTCCCGTAGAGTGTCTTACTAAAGCAATAGCACATTTAGAGTTTGAGTTAGATAAAATAAAAAGGGAAAAAAATGATTAGTTTTATAATGTCATTTTTTGGATATAAAAAAAATAAATTATTTGAAAATTTAGAAGAGTATGAAAAGACAAGAAAATGAATCTTACGAAGATTATCTTGAGAGAAGAAAGCAAGATAACATAAATACTAAAAGAAGATTAAAGGGAATTAAAGTCTGGCCAGGAGATTGGGGAACTTATGATTCAAGTGTAGATGGAGCAGTAGAAACTAGACTTAAATCTATGATGGAGAAATTAAAAAACAAAAAAGATGTCTAAATTAAACGATCCTAACTATAAAGAGTTGTGTAAGGAGTGTGATAAGAAATTTAGAGGATGTATTTGTAATAGAAGAGAAGGAGATGATGGAGGGATAGTACACGCAAGATGTTTGGAAAAATATAATTATAAATTAAAAAACAAAGAAAATGAAGAAAACAAAAGCAAAAACAGATAATGAAGTAATCTCTATTGATAACAATGAACAATACAGAGTTTGTATAGATTTAAAAGCTCAAGGTAATGCTGAAGGCGGTAAATTTATAAATGTAAAAGGTCTTAAAGATATGGTAGAAGGTCTTGAAGAAAAAGGAGTAAATAAAATGGTAGGATTAGTTTATGATGGAACAGATAGAATAGAGATACTTACTCAAAACATTGAAAACAATGGAGGTGAAAGAGGGTTTATACCAAATGCTAAAATAGTTGATTAGCTATAACAAGAAAGGAATGGCAAAACCAAGAATGACTCAAGCTGATTCTTGGAAAAAAAGACCTATTGTTTTAAAATATTGGGATTATAAACATGATATAAAAGAATGGGCTTTTAAGAATGATTTTAAATTAGGAAATGAAATATATTGTTATTTTCATATACCAATGCCTAAGTCTTGGAGTGTTAAAAAGAAACAAGAAATGCTTGGAAAAAATCATCAACAAAGACCTGATATAGATAATCTATTAAAAGGTTTAATGGACGCACTTTTAGAAGAGGATTCTCATATTCACACTGTATATGCTAAAAAGATTTGGAGTGATAAGGGTTGTATAGAGTTTTATAACTTAACTAATCTTGCTCTTTCATAATATTATAATCTTTAGATGTTTTATATCTTTGTTTATATATTATATTTCGGCATTGCTTTTCAGTTATTCCATGTCTTATAGATATATCTATAAAAGTATTTCCTATATGACCTTCATTGTTTACTATGAATTTATCAAAATCATTAAACATCATATAATTTCTTAATGCTTTAGGAGGTATTATGCCATTTTCAATAAGATGATATACCAAATCTTTAACTGTAAAATCTTCTCCCCACCTAGCTTCTGATTCTTTCCAGACTATATCTAAAAATTCATCTATAATCTCTTTGTGGTTAGCCATTT